GAACCCAAATAAGAGAGCCATACTTTCTGGTCCTGAACTGAGAAACTTTTCTTTTAGTTTTAAACTTATTCCAACTTCAAAAGCGGAGTCTGACTCCATAAAAAACATTGTGCAGTTCTTTAGAGAAGAAATGTATCCTGAAGCCGTAGAGCAGTTTGGTATTTCTGCTGCCTATAGATATCCTTCTATATTTGATATTATTTTAAGATATAGAACTGCTGCTGGAGACTACAAAAAAGTTGCTACTAAGATTTTACCTTGTTTCCTAAACAGTGTGGATGTTAACTATAACCAAAGTGGAATGTCTTTCCATAGAGATGGTAGCCCGCAAGAGCTTACATTGACACTTAACTTTACAGAAGAACGTGCATTAAATAAATTTGATGTTGCAGTCGGAGGCTACTAATGGCATTTTTTGCTAACTTTCCATTCATAAACTATCGCTTCGGAGATGAGATTGATCCATCAGTGTTTCAAAACCTTACTGCATACATTGACATTGTTGATCAAATAAAAGACGATATTAACTTTTATGAAACATATTACATAAAGGATCATGTAAGACCTGAAACATTATCTTATGAGTTATATGATACAATAGATTATTATTGGATGTTCTATCTTTTGAATGACAAGTTAAGACAGCAAGGCTGGCCTTTGAGCGAACAAGAAATATTCTCATTGGGTAGACAATACTATCCAAATCTTACATTGTTTACAACAAGAACAATGGTTGATCAGTTTTATGTTGGAGATTATGTTGCAACAAATACTGGTGCAGGATTTCCAAACCCAGACTTCAAAGCAGTCATTTTAGAAAAGAACTATGACCTTGGACAACTCATAGTAAAGCCTTTACTTGAAGTTAGATCAATATCTGTAACTAACGGTGGATCTGGTTATACTTCTATTCCAACTGTTACCATTTCGGGTGGTAGTGGCGAAGGTGCCACAGCAGCAGCCGTTATATCAGGTGGAGCAGTTACGGCAATAACTGTTACAGATGGTGGTGATGGTTTCACAACTGCCCCAACTGTAACTATTTCTGATCCTGATGAAGCTTCTGGTGTCAAAGCCACAGCTACAGCCACACTCTCAACAAATACATTGACTATTCCACAAAACACAGAGGTAACTCTTTATTCAAAAAGAAACGACAAAGACGTTGCTAACTGGAACTTGTCTGATGTAGAACCGTTGTTGATTTGGGCGCAAGCAAATCAGTATGACTCAGTTCATCACTATGAAGACGCAGATGGTCTTTGGCTAGACTTAAACTATATTCCTGATACTCAGTACGGTGTTAATAATAAAAGCACATCTATTACGGTAGGATCTACCACCGTTGCAGGAACAACTGGAAAGCTTCCAATAACACATCTAGATAGATTGAGGTCACAGATGGAAGATCTAAGAACTATAAAAGTTCTCAAACCTAGTGTTGCAAATCAAATAAACTCAGAATATCAAAGGTTGTTAAGACAATAGTATGTCAGGTATAGTATCACCAGAACAGGTCGAAATTAAAGAAGTCTCTATACGTTCCGAAAGATTTAAGGACGGTCAGAGTCTATTTGTGGCAGGTGAACAAAACGATGCGCCTGTTGCCTTAGAGATGAGTATATACGAAAATATATACATGCCATATCTAACTGGATACATTTATATTCAAGATGATAATGATGTAGTTCGTGTGTTAAACTTGAAAGGAACTGAGAGATTAAAAATCGTATTCAGATCACCTAATACAGTTCAGTTCATCGAAAAGACTTTTATTATTACTAGTATCAAAAGATCAACTAAAGTGAATGATCAAATGAGTCATTTACTGCTACAGATTGTAGAGGATCATGGATACTTCAATGAGCTAAACAAAATCAACAAGTCTTATAACGGTACTGCTATTGAAGTCATTGATAAAATACTAACTGATAATACTAGTAAAAAGTTACTACAGAGAACGAAAGAAAGTTACCAAGATCCTATCAGATATCTTGTTACTTGGCAAACTGCATACGAAGCAATATCTACTATTATGAATCACACTAGTACTGATAATGGTATGCCATACTTTTTCTATTCTACTTTATTTTCAAATGACTTAGTATTAACAGACTTAGAAACTATACTTCAAACGCCATCTTTTAATAAAGACAATCCGTTCACATATTCTCAAGCAAATATAAACAGAAACACTAGCTTTGAAGAACAAGCGTTGTCCATATCAGCAGTAAACTCTACGTACATGAACAATAGTTTGAGTATGGCTAAAATGGGGGGCTATGGGTCTTTTATAGATATTCTAGATACAGGTAGTGGAAAAAGAATACCTAAACACCTTGATATGACAAAAGAGTTTAAGAATATATTTGAAGCGATACCAGTGTTTAATGAATATGAGTTTCCTATTGACGATAAGTTTAGAGTTGATGATAAACCAGAAAAAACAATAAACGATTATGAAAGTAATGTGTACACTGCCTTGCCAGCACAACCTTACATAGATGGTAAAAAAGGGCTACTTCCAAATATAAACGCTACAAAAAATCTTATTTTAAAAAGCAACTTTATGAAGTATTTGGCGAACAATAGTTATAAAATTCAAATTCCTGGATATTTGTTTGCTGTAAAAAATATCAACAGATCAGTAGGAAGTCAAATCGATATCAAAATATTAAAAGAAGGTATTACTGATAATATGAGTTCAGTTACAGATGACAGAAAATCTGGAGATCATGTGATTTTATCTAAGAGACATATTTTTGATTTTGTTGATAACACTCATGTTGTTTCTATGAGAGTTGGTAGAATAGCTGATCGTAAGAGGATTGAGTAATGAGTTTTTATGGCGATCAAACAAGATGGTTTTTGGCAAGAGTTGTTGACTGGGAAGACTCTGGCGAAGGGCGTGTGAAGATCAGAATCATAGGATTACATTCTGAAAGTATTCCATTCGATGACTTGCCTTGGGCTAAATGTGTTTTACCAACAACAGAGGGTGGAGTATCAGGCATTGGTAAAATACCACAGATTGTGAATAGCGCATTTGTATTTGGTATATTTTTAGATGGTAAAGTATCTCAAGTTCCTATTGTTTTGGGAAGTCTAAATCACATAGAAGAACTTAGTTCAGAGCAAAATAAAAAGATACAAGCTACTGGTAGAGGTGTTGACACAAATAGGATCATTGAAGGAATATATCTAGATCCTAGTTTAGAAAACTTGTGGGACCAAGAAGATACTAGAGATGAGGCTAAAGGACTAGAAGCAAGAACTATAATCGCTATGAAGTTTTTAATAGATAATGGTATTGAAGATGAAAAAGCTGCGGCTGGTATTGTTGGCAATCTTATCAGAGAGTCTAACATATTACCTGAAGGTAAGATAGGTAAAGATGGTGAAGAAGGTATTGCTCAATGGAATCCACGCCCTGCTGCTGGTAATAGGCTTAGAGACTTGAAAGTATACGCAAGAGATAACAGAAAAGATTATACAGACTTTTTCTTGCAGCTTAACTTTTTAGTTTATGATATGAAAACGAGTAGAGCACATGGTGTTTGGAATACTTTGTCTGACAAGACTATTCCATTCGAATATAAAGTTGATGCACCATTTTCTAAACAGGATGATATTACAAACGCTACATTACATTTCTTAAAGTATTATGAAGTTCCAGAAGACATTCCTGGAGAACTTTTAGTAAGACAAGAGAAAGCAGAGTTTGCGTGGTCTGCATATCAAGAGTCTAAAAGAATAACAGCAGCATATGTTATTAGTTCGGGAGCAGGGTGATGAGTACAGTAAGAGAAACCTTGACTGGAGTTCTTAACGAATTCCAAAAATCTCTAAACACATATCAAGTTGGAAAAGAAGTTGATCAGATCAAAGAAAACTTCGAAGTTGCTAACTCTACTATCTTCAAAGAAAATGGTGAAGTCGTAGGCGGCTTCAAACAAGTCGCTAGTAACCTAACAGACTACTTGTCTAATGTTGAAGGGTCTGTTCCAAAAACAGTAGACAATGTTACTATAGCACAACTAGATGTAAGTGCAGCAAGAGCACAACTTCAGAAAGCGGTTGGGGCTAGTCAATCTGATTTAGAAACAATAGTAGGTAAAGCATCTTTGGCAGCAAATGGATTTCTAGATGTTGTTATTTCGTCTGGGTTTCCTGAAGCACTCGCAGCAGCTTTAAAAACGACAACAAACCTTTCTGGCAACGAAGTGGCAAATGTGGTAAGACAGAATGTTTACGTGTCATCTGGCGGTGATGAAGCTGTTGAAGATATTGTAGAAGATGTTATTCAAAACATTGTCGGTAATATATTTCCAGACTTTATATCTGCAACAAATCAGTTGAATAATACTTTGTCTGCACTAGCGTTAAACGTCACAGCATCTTTAGAACAATCTAACAAAGGATTTTTATCTTTAATAGAAAATACAGTCGAACAATCTTTTTCAACTTCTTTCAATCTATTGAGTACAGTTACAAATAGACCAATCTCACCCACAGATTTTAAACAGATTGTTTCTCTTGTAAGCATTGGTAAAATAGAACAAGCTGCACTTATTCTTGCCAAATATTCAGATAGAGACTTGATTGACCTACAGTCGGTTTTATCTCAAATCAACAATAAAGCAAGCACTGTCATAACAGATTCTAAGTCACCTCAAAATCTATCAGTTCAAAGAACAGATGCCTTTGTAAATAAATGGAGAGAAGGTCTTACAAATGATGATTATTTCACTAATGTACTTCCAAATTCGGTAACAGCAGATGTTGGATTTATGCAAAGAGATGTGACTGAAATCATTGTAAACTTTATACCAGTTCCTAGATTGAGCATTCAACAGCTACACGAACTCATTGGTGAAAAATATAATATAGGATTTAATAATCATTTTTATATTGGATATGATGCTATTCTCTATAGAGGTAGACCATTAGAAATCGAAATGAAAAATGTAGATGGAATGGTTACAAATGACCACTACCAAAGAAGTATTGTTATTGGAGTTAACATTGATGAGAAAAACAGAAATCATAAGTTTGCTCCACGCCAACAAGCTCTTCTTATAGAACTGATTGATCGTATACTAGAAGCCAAACCAGGCTTACAAGTTTTCAGTGCACATGATGTTGGATGGTCCAAAGAAGTTGGAACTAACGCATTAGATGTTCCTAAGTTTGTTAAGGCTAAACTTGGTAAATCAAACTTGAATAGCTATAACCCAAAAACTACAGCACCTTTGACTAGTGGACAACTAGCAAACTACAATCTAACCTGAGGTCAAAATGACAACTTTTACAGATGAAGATTTAGAAAAACTTGCAGCACAAGCTGTTTCTAATAAACCTGAAGATCCAACTGGTCAGTTTCCTACTGCAGAACACGTGAATAGATCGAATACCAATATTCAATCTAAGGGTGAAGGTGTAAACAGACTTAAGTGGGCAGGATACTCTGAAGGTAGAAACGAGCTAATACCTCGTGATCGTATAAGTTCTGTTTACCCTTACAACCAAGTGTCACGATCTATCACTGGTCACACAATAGAGATTGATGATACCCCAGGTAATGAGCGTATGTTAATCAAACATGCAGATGGTGCAGGTATTGAGTTAGCTGTGGATGGAAGTGTTTATATCAGTGCTCTTAAAAATAGAATAGAATGTACTGGTGGAGATCAGCACATCACTATTGTTGGCGATGCTAAACTCGAATATCAAGGAAATCTTGATATGAAGGTAAAGGGTGAATTTAATATAGAGTGTAATGAGTACAATGTCAATGTAAAAAATAATAAAAATGAATTTATAGGTGGATCTGAAACCAAAGAAGTGTATAAAGGTATCACCACCACAGTCGCTGAAAATGTAACCAACATTATTACAGGACAAGTGACTGATACTATATTGGGAGGGCAGCAACATAATGTTAAAGGGAATATGGATTATAATATTAACGGTAATGTCGGTTTTTATGCAAGTGGTGAAATGAATGTTACATCAGAAGATTATGTTAATATAGCATCAGATAATGTAACTGCTTCGGCTAATAATATGACTATACAAGGTGGTAATGGAGTAATAGGTGGCGATAGCGTTCACATCAAAGGACAAGAGGCATCTTTTGAAGGAAGTGTAGAGGCACCAACTTTCTATGGAAACTTAATAGGTAAAGCAAAGTTTGCAGGACTTGCAGACAAAGCAACGGGTGCAGATACTGCTGGTGCTACTGGATCCAGTGGAACCGCATCATATCCATCTGATCCTGGTGCTCCCACCTTTGTAGAACCTACAACAAGTAAAGTTAGTGATTATTTGACTAAAGCTGCTGGTGGTATTCGTAAAGTAAAGATTGATATCGGTAACTATATCAGAGATTTTATTGATAAGTCATCCAGATATGATGGTATTTCAGCACAGTCATTGTCTACACAACAAATCAGATCTAAACTAAGAGACCCTGCCAACAGAAATAATCAAAAGCTTGTAGGATCACTTATAGAGGAAGGAAAGCTTTGTCGTAACTTTAACAACCCAAATCCAAGAGGTGTTGGTAGACTTATTGACGGACAGTCCACAACTCTTCGTGCTAAACGTTTTTCTGATGCAATAAGTTCTACAAATGATGTTGTTCATGTTACAAGAAATGCTGTGAAACAGTTTGTCCCTGATCCTCTATACAATCCTATGAACTTAGGTAGAGATGCTATTACTACAATAACTGCTAAGACAAAGCTATCACAAAACATTTCTGTGTCAAAGTTTTTAGGAACTGATGATCCAGCTAATATTCAATATATTAGAGATGAAGAAAAGAAAAGACAAATACTAAAACATCTTTACTTGCAGACTTTGATTTTAAATAGAATAACAAGAAATCAATCTGAGTTTGAGGGTGTTGCATTAGAAGTGACTGAAGGACTTTACCGTCCTGGCAAAGGCGAAACTATTACTAGCGGAAGCATTAATGATTTAAAATCAAAAGGTAGAGCAGTAGTCTACAAAGCTGTGGACTCAGAGGGTAAATCTAACAACACTAAACTATTTGATATCGCAGTTTATCTTAAAGATAACGCATACTTTGAAGAACTTATTTTATCTTACGATACTAATGATTGTGTAAACGATAATCCCATACTTACTGGCAGAATCATTATAACAATGCCTGAGATAGATGATAGCTTCAAAGGTACTTTTAAAAGAGAAGTTTATACTGAATTTAATGGCAATAGACTATCTCAAGGAGAACTAGTTGAAGTTCTACCTGAGAAAATAGATATTCCTTCTGATCCAGATGGTATTGTGCTATCTGATGGTGGTGAATATGGTATCAACTTAAATACTTTGGTTTACACTTACCCTGATGGTAGCAAGTATTCATATCAACCAGATATAAAAATAAAAGGTACAACACACCCAGAAGTAACTAAAGAAGCAGAGAAAAATATGACACTGCTTTTAAATACAAACTATAAAATCTTACAGCAAAAGTTTGGTGGAAAACTATTAATCAATGATGCATTACCATTGAGAAAACCTAAAACTTCTAGAACACCACCAAGCAGAGGCGGCACTTCACAACATTGGACTGGACAAGCTATTGATATTAGTACAGTGAATATGTCTAACGCTGACAAGACAAGACTTGTAAAAGCCGCACAAGAAGCTGGATTTACTGGTTTCGGATTTGGCAGAACTATCCTACACTTAGATCTTGGACGTAAGCGGTTCTGGGATTATAACAACACAACCTTTGCGGGTAGAGCAACTGGTTATTGGTTTAAGTGGGTTTCAGATAATGTTTGATGATAATCATTATAAATAATGTAAAAAGAGAGTAACGATGGCTACGACTAGAGTATTATCTAAACAGGACGGAACGCAGAACACTAGTACTATTATTACTAGTCGTACTCGTTTGTATCGTGATATTGACTTATCTTTTACCGCCAAGCCAAATGGTGAAATATATGTCAAGCGTGATGCAGCAGCCGTTACTCAATCTTTAAAAAACTTAATACAGACTAACCATTTCGAAAAACCTTTTCAACCATTCTTTGGTGGTAACGTAAGGGCTATGTTATTTGAACTAGTGGACGATGACAGTGAAGAAGAGTTAGCGGAAACAATCATGAGAGCTATTAGTTCTTATGAACCAAGAGCAAGTGTACGAAACTTAGATGTAAGTGTAGACCCTGAAGGAAACTCAATAAGAGTAAAAATAGAGTATCAGGTTGTGAACACAGAAGAACTCGTAACCTTTACAACAACAATATCAAGGTTGAGATAAGATGGCAACAACAATAAGATCAACAGCTTTAGATTTCGATAATATTAAAAGTAACTTAAAAACTTACTTGGCAAATCAAGAACAGTTCAGAGACTATAACTTTGAAGCGTCTGGGTTATCTAATATTTTAGATGTGCTAGCATACAACACTCACATCAATGCTCTTATTGCGAACTTTGCTCTTAATGAGTCTTATCTTCCAACTGCACAGTTAAGATCATCTGCAGTATCACTAGCAGAGGGCATTGGGTATGTGCCTGATACTGACACTGCATCACAAGCTAAAGTCAGGATTACATTTAACTCATCAGCGTCAGGGAGAAGTGCTAATGTAACGCTTCCAGCTTACACTAAGTTTACCACAACAGTTGATGATGTTGCTTATACATTTCAGACAGTAGAAGCTTATACTGCAACAGACAATGGCAGTGGCTTTTATGAGTTCCAACTTACAAACGGTACAAATCAAATACCTATTTACGAAGGTACTTTGAGATCCAAGACTTTCCTAGTCGGTGAGTATGAAGACAATCCAGTTTATGTTATTCCAGATACGACTATAGATGCTGATACAGTTACAGTAAAAGTTTTTGAAAGTGCTACTTCATCAACATCAACCACATATCAAAACATTTTGAACGCCTCTACAATCAATGCGAACTCAACAGTTTACATTTTGAAAGAAGCTCCTAACGGTTACTTTGAACTGTCTTTTGGTGACGGTACTACCTTTGGTATTGCCCCATCAGCGGGTAACAGAATTGAAGTACAATATCTTTCAACAAAAGGTGAAGTTGCCAATGGCGCAACAACATTTACACCAGCAAATACATTTACATCTGGTGTGATCAGTGAAGATCTAACAGTAACTACGAAGGTAAACTCAGTTGGTGGTGAGGATAAAGAGTCTATCGAATCTATCAGACAAAATGCTCCGTTCCAATACGCAACACAAAACCGTATGGTGACAGCCGCCGACTATTCCTCTCTTATCTTAAGAAACTATTCTACACTCATTAATGATATCGTATCGTGGGGTGGACAGGATGCATTGAAGCCTGAGTATGGTGCGGTATATACATCTATTCTTTTTGAGGATACAGTTTCAACTACGACACAGAATGCTACAAAGAATGCTATACTAGACTTGGCAGCGCAACTATCGATTGTGTCGTTTAATCTAAGGTTTGTTGATCCTGTAACAACATTCGTGGAAGTAGACACTTTTTTCCAGTTCAATCCTAAACTTACAGATGAAACTATCAACACCATTAAATCTAATGTCGATACAGCAATATCAAGCTACTTCACAGCAAACACTGGTAAGTTTAACCAAGCATTTAGACGTTCAAATATGCTAGCTGATATTGATGAATCTAATGTTGCGGTTCTTTCATCTAGGGCAGATGTCAGAATGCAACAAAGGTTTGTTCCTTCAGCACCAGCTCTTGTTACAGTCATTAGAAACTTAGCGAATGTGACACTTACAAACGATCAACTAAATGCTATTCTTACATACACAACTGAAAGAGCATTCTTGTCTGCAGCAAACTATATGATCAATAATAACTTGACTGCAAACACCTCAACATATATTGTTGATACTTTGGCAAGAGCAAAAAACAATACAAGTCAAGAGTTGCTTTTCCCTGTTCCTATTGCTTCACCTGATGACGATACATATACTATCACATCAAATGAGTTTACATTTAATACACAAAACTGTGTCATTAAAAACAAGCTAAGTAGCAATGTTCTACAAATCGTAACAGCCGCTGGTAACCAAGTGGTGACAGACAACGTAGGAAGCTTTAATGCTGTGGCAGGGACAGTTACTATAAACTTCTTCAATCCAACTGCTATTCAAAGGGGTGCTACTGAAATCAAACTATCAGCAGTACCTGCAAACCAAAGTGTTATTGATCCTACAAGAAATGAAAGAATTGTGTTTGATCCAGATCGTTCAGTAACAACAACCGTAATCACAGAAGCTAATAACTAATGTCTCACCATAAAGATAAAACTTTACTTGACAATAACAGACGGTTGCTTAATCTGCATCATGCAGAAGTTGAAAACGCATTACCAGAATACTTTGCAGAAGATTTTCCAAATCTTATAAAACTATTTGATGCTTATTATGAGTGGATGGAACAAGAAGGTAATCCATCCAATCAGATACATGAGCTTTATAAAAATAGAGATGCGACTCAAGTTTCAGCAGGACTGTTACAGTATCTTGAAGATGAACTTCTTTTAGGTCAAGCATACTTTGGTGGGTTTGTTAATAAAAGAGAAGCTATAAAGTTTAGTAATCTTTTGTATCGATCAAAGGGTACAAAGTATTCTATCGAACAGTTCTTTAGAGGGTTCTATGGTTCAGACCCTCAAGTTGTTTATCCTAAAGATAATATTTTTAAAGTAGGACCTGATATTGATTATGACCTTGACAGTATTAACACATCAGGACAACAGATAAAAACTGAGGCTTCTAAACTAGGTCCAGAATCTCAGAGATATATTACTGATGATGAAAGATATCAAGTGATGTCAGTTCTTATCAAGTCTGATATTCCTATCAGTACTTGGCTAGAAACTTATAAACTTTTTGTTCATCCAGCGGGTGCGCACATTGCAGGGGAACTTGTTCTAGAACTTGTAAACGGTAATGTGATTCAAAGTGTTAGAGAATCTGGTGCTGGTATACCAGTTGACGCAACCTTCTCAACAGAGATTGCATCTACAGAGATTGCTTCTGTTATGCCAAGCGCAGATATCACTCTTATTGAAAGAGGCGATGGCAGTGTTGGTATGCTACGTACTGAGGCACATCTTCATTACGATACAGTTGCTCTTTCAGCATTCGATAGTGTATCAAGTGTCACGCTACGTGAAGCACTCTCACCAAACTCATTCAGAATGTCAGATTCAGATACTGGTGGTATTATTACTATGGACCAAGATTCTGGAACATCAGTTCTTACATTCAGCACTATGGATGAGCACAGATATCAAACACTATTTGATTCAGAGAACTCAGCGGATTCTGCTCATTATCCATTCGTACACGTATAAATAATGTAAATAAACTCAAAGAGATTAGGTATGGCTAGACAAATAATCAACACTGGTACAGTAGCTAACGACAAAACTGGCGATACTTTACGCCAAGCTTCTACCAAGATAAATGCTAACTTTTCAGAGTTATATACAACTCTTGGTGGCGACACTTTGGGTGGTACTTCAACTCAACTTACAGATAGTGGTTTAGATATTATCGGTACAAGTTTCCGTACTAAGATTGGTGCAGCAGATCCAGCTTCTGAAATCAGTATTGATTTTCCAGCTACTGCAGGAAACATTGTAGTTGATGCTGCAACACAAACTCTTACAAACAAAAC